CTGCCTTCAAAGCCATATTAGTATTCGTAGCGTAAGCCGTTGTATTATACTTCAAAAGAATAGAAGCGCTTAGTACCTGAATTTCTTTTCCTGTTTGCCCCGCTATAATAGTTATAGGCGTAGTGTTCAGGGCTAAGACTTGCGCAGCCGTTAGGGTTAGCTGTGCTTCTTTTAGCTGCCCAGACCCTGTAGCCAGTTCTACGATACCCGTAGACGTTCTTACAAATAGCCGTTGGTCTGCGTCGTTAAGATACAGTTCGCCTATGTAGACGTCGTTAACGCCCCACGTCCCGTCTGTATGGTCTGCGCTTGGCGCTGCTGTAGGGGTCGCCCCTGCTACTGTTGACCTTTTAAGCCTTATTCTACTGTCCTGTGTCGCCATTGCCTTCTATTATGTAAATAGATGTTTCACTAAATTGTGCCTGTACTATGTTCTGCCCACCGTCTACGGTGAATATGTTAGTGCCTCCGTTCAGACTTCTTACCGTGTCTTCGCCACCTTCTAAAACTTCGCTGCTGGTCTGTTCTACATTGTTAATGTAGGTAGTCCCAGACTCCGTAACAGTTACCCCGTTTGTGTTTATTAGCCTGACCCGTGTAACGCCCTCTTCTACGGTGTTGTCGCTACCTATAATAGTAACGTTATTAGCGTAGGACTTAACGTTATTACGGTCGCCCTGAACTAAGAACCCGGTAACGCCCTCTTCTACTATATTGTCGCTACCCTTTACTAAGCCGCCAAATAGGGGCGACTGGTTGCCGTTCTTTAGGCTTCGCTTGTTTATGGGGCGCTTTTCATTTATTGAACCGCTACCGCCTCCAATAGTACCCCCAGAACCTACTGTAAACGTTTCTGCTTTTAACTCTTCTTTAAGAATAACCTTTATTAGTTCTACTTTATTCGGTTAATTCGCCAGTAAGAGTTATCTATAACTATCTGGTCGCGAAAGTCCAGCTTAAGAATGTCTAACGGCTCTAAATAAAAATAAGCGGTAAGTAGCTTACTATCTTTATTCGTGACTTCTAAAAGCCCCCTTCTATGGTAGCGGTTAAATAGATTGTCATTCGTATAAAGAAGCGTCCCCGTAAACGTATTAGCTGAGTAAAATAATTCGTTAGGTACACCGAAGTTTATATCCTGTGCAGGGGCTATAGGGTGTGTCAGGTGTCCAGCATAGGGGTACTGTAAAGGGTAGTCCCAAGCGTCTACTCTACTGGCGTGAATCCAGCGCGGGTTACTGTCCAACATACCGCCATAGTAAAGGACTCTTATATTATGGTCTGTAGGCTGCGCCCCTTCTTCTATGTCGCTATCGTATATCTTACCTATAATTCTATTAGTAGGGCCGTCGTTAACTAATGGCGTAGGGCTAAAGATAACTTCTGTAGTGTTGGTATTATTCAGGAAGTCGTTATCTACGTCTACCCTTGCCCTGCCGTAAGCGTGGCCGTGTGTATCTTGGTAGCGCTCGTTATAGTAGTCGCTATCTTCTTTGTAGGTGTATTCGTACTCGTTCGCTGTAAGAAGTGCCAGAGGTTCTACCGTAACTTCGTTAGCGTGGTCGAGTTTGTGCGTCCA